CCCTCGCAGCGGCCCCCGCAGCGGCCCCCGCAGCGGCCCCCGCAGCGGCCCACGCAGCGTCCCACGCAGCGGCCCACGCAGCGTCCCTCGCAGCGTCCCACGCAGCGTCCCTCGCAGACGCGGCGCGCGAGCGCGCCGCGTCGAGCGCCGACTGGGCTGCGCTGCATGTGATTGCGTCGACAATTCGCGCGGTCGCTTCAAGTGCTTCCGCTTCCGCCGTTAATCCTGCGAGACGCAACCATGCCGGCGTGTGCACGCGTGCGAGCCAATCGGTTGCCATCCATGCGCGCGTTTCTTCGTCGGCGTCCGTGGTGCGCGTACCAAGCACGCGGGTGATGAATGGCCCGAGCAGGCGCGTACGGTCCGCGTCGCCCCGCTCGTTGTCGGGGAACGCGTCGTTCCACGAAATCCCGAACGAGCGACAAACCGGCGAGATCGACGGATGATCGTCGCCGAATTCCGCGACGCCGTACTTCTCGCGCAGCTCGGGGATGCATGCCGCCGCGCGATTGCTCGCCTCGATAAGGCAGCACTCGCCGTCGTACACGTCGCCGTGACTGCCAGAGTGCAGCACGACTCCGGCGAGATCGAAACCACCGCACGGATTCGTCATGCTACATCCCTCACCGTGTCGGTGATGCAAAAGTCAGCGTGCGCGTGTAAAATCTCGCGCTCGTCACGGGTGTCGTCGCCGATCCAGCGCACGGTTGCGTCGGTCGCGCGCTCGATCGCGTGTCCGCAGTCGGCGCACACTATGGGTGTGCCGTTCTCCTCCGCGACGAGGAACTGCAGCGCCACCCAGGCGCGGTCCATCGAGACCTCTGCGGCGTCGCGTACGGATTCCGGCAGCGCGGGGACGGCCTCGAGCAGGTGCCTGAGCAGATCCTGCATCACCGCCTGTTCGCGCCCCACGGCGCGCACCAGCACGCTGACCGTTGGGTCGTCCGTCGGCTTGGTGAGTACGCGGTCGGTAGCCGCGCGCAGCTGCGCGACTGTCGTGATGCGTGGGTCCATCGTAAGCGCCCCCATGATCGCAATCCTGTAAAAGTTGGTCTTCACTTGCTCGTTCCTCGTGCGGCGCTACGTTTCAGATAGCGACAGGGGCCGCGTGTCCCGTCGTCACCATCACGGCGCCCGGACTCTCTCGACAAGAATCCCCGGGCGTTCGTGCTATCAGCCTACAAACCGCTGCAGCTCGTGCTCGTCCGGCTCGTCCATCGCATCGAGCGCGGCGTCGAACCGCCGGAGCGCTCGGATCTGTTCCTGGTCGTCGTTGACCGGGCGATACGGCGCCTCCTTCGACGCGAAGCGATCCCGGCGATCGCGCTCGTCCATCGCGGCGAGAGCTTCCCAACGGGGTACCGTCACCGCGAGCCACGCGCCGACCCATACGCCCAAGCCGCCCACCATCAGCGTGGCGAAGAGGACGCGCTCCCAGAGAGACAAGATCACGGGCGCATCCTCCGCTCTTTCCGGATTGCGCGCTGTCCGGCGAGAAAGATCGGATCGTCGTCGGGCGGCAGCCGCTTGCCCTTGTCGTCGAGCCCAACGCGCGAGAGAACCCGCGCCCGCTCCGCGCGCTCGGTGACGTCGCGGCGACGGCCAAACTCCCACGCCAGGCCGAGCAGGACCACGACGGCGACGATGGATGCGATGACAACCAACGCGTGAAACATCGAGACGAGCAGGTCGATCGTGTCGGGACTCATGCCGTCCTCCGGAGTATCCGCGGCGCGAATTGCTGGCGCAGCGCGTGGTGGGTGATGCACATGGCTGCGCGCGCTACCTGCGCACTTGCTTCGCGGAGCATGTTGAGCGTTGCGCTCGAGCGATCGCCGCCGGCATAGGCCAGCTCCGCGCAGCGCAGATCGTAGTCGGCACGCGCCTCCCGGCTGATGGCGTCATCGAGCGGTATGTCCGCGCTCCGCGACGGGTCGCGCGCGATGCAGGCGTCGCCGAACTCACCCCAACGGCCGTTCGCGCCGAGCACGCGGGCTACGGTCTCGGGGGCTCGGCTCTTGCCGCTCTGAATGTGCTTGTGGTCCCGCTGTGCCTGTCGGTCGCCCGTTCCGCGACGTGCGTCAGGGTTAGGCTTTAGCAGTATGTCGCGCAGCACGTCCGCGTGGTCAACCGTTGCGACGATACGGTGGTTGATTCGCGGTGGTGGCGACCCGTTGTTTGATGGCATGGTCCGTCACCCCACCTTCGCGACGGGGCGGCCGGCTTCGTGCAGGAGCTCGCGCCACTCCATTTCGGTGCCGCCGAGTTCCGCGATAAGGGCGGCGATGTCACCGGGACTCGGTGCGCGCTTGCCATTGATCGTCGCGCTAAAGTTCGTGCGCGCGCGTCCGTGTTTCAGTGCGATTTCGGCGGGGCTCGCACCGAGTGCTTCCTTGATCGCTGTCGGTATGCTCGCGCCCGCTTCGATAAGTCGGCGAACCTTGTCCATCGTTTCCCCCGTATATTTGCGCCATGCGACGCGACTAAATCCGTCGTGTCTGAATATTCTATAATCTTCTAGAATTGTCAATGGGCGAATCGCAGGGAGATTCCGAACTCGTTAAACGGATGGTGAAGGCGACCGCCGGAATGTCCCGTCAGGAGCTGGCGGAACTGCTCGGCGTGGACGCGTCATACGTCACGCACATCCGGAACGGCCGAATTCCCACGCGGGTCAGGAAGGAGATCAAGACCCGGATCGTCGCCTATCTGAATTCCGTTCCGTCGGCCGGGGAGGGTGCGGCCGGCCCGGTCCATCCAGGCGGCGTCAGCGGGTATGATGCTGGCTATGCCGCCGCGCTGCTCGAGCTCATAGAGGCTGATGCCCGGCGAATCGCCGAACGCGCGTCCTTGGCGCGGATGCGCCTTGCCGGCATGGCGACGCCGCCGGCCGATCCCGAGTTTCCGGCGCCGATCCTCACGCCCTTAGCGCCCGAGGGCGAGGGCGAGGAGCAGCGGCGCGCATGACGTCCGGACGTCTAGCCGAGCAGCTGCAGGGGGATGCCGTTTACTCTTGCGGAGATCCTGCCCAGTTCGGCGAGGTACTGAGCGTCGACAAGCACGACGGACATGGTGGATTCGAAAACGCGGGTGCCGGACGCATCGAATATGACAAATGACCGCTGACCTGTGAACGGGGCCTGCTCCTCATGGACCCCCCGCATGGCAGTCGGAGGCCCTTCGCGGACGCGGTCACGGTTTACCTCGGCGACGGCTGCAACACGTACTCCAACGGCCTCCTCAGCCACAGGAACGAGTGCGATTGACATTGGTGTTCGAATGTTTGTTCGGGGTGTTTTTGGTGACTTTGCGTTAGGGTCACATCGTACAGAAGCCCGGACGCTTGCGCCAGAGTAGATTTTCCCGGCGCGAACGAAATCCCTCTGCAGTGAGGTAGACGTATGACGGTGACACGAATTCGCCTTCTCGCGTTGGCAGCACTTACGGCGTGCGCATCCGCCGGCACGGAGTTCGACCCAAACGTCGTCGACAGTCTGACCGCGGGAATGACGGTCGCGCAAGTAGATGCGAAGCTCGGAAAGCCGAATGGCGAGGTGTTCGCCGCCGACGGGCGACGCGTTCAGACATGGATGTATTCGCATTCGAACATGCTCTCGGGCGGCTCCAGCGCTCGCACGCTCGCGATCCTGTTCGACGCGGACGGCAAGATGGTGCGCGTGGCGAGCAAGGGCCAGACGGACATGCGCGTAAACGGCGCCCCGTAGGCCGCAGGGCTGCGTGACCCCCACTCCCTACCACCCCCGCGCCTGGTCGGTCGAGCGGCTGCACCGCGCCATCGGCAGCCGGCTCGTAACGCTGCTACAAGCGTCGACGGCGACCGGGATCGCGGAGGACCGAATCACGGCTCTCCTCCACAACGGGGCCGAGCCTACCGATGCGGAGCGGGCAACGATCGCGGCATGGGCCGACCAGCTCGAGCGGGGCGAGTCCTCGGCGCGCGGGATCAGGCTCGCGTGACCGATCCGCCAGAGACCCCCGCCGACGTCCAGCGCGCAATCGATGCCGGACTGGCCACGTGGGAGGAGATCACCGCGGCTCTGGCCTCCCTCGGGCTGTCAGAGGCAGCGATAGCGGAGTGGAGGGCCGGGAATAGGACGGTGGGAGAGGTCGTGATTGACCGGGTCGCCCGAGGGCTGGACGGGCCGTAAACACCTGATTGACGAATTTGCGGGGGTATGATATTGGGTATTGACACAGGGCATACCCAGTGTAAATTCAGTGTGTCGGGGTCGCTCAGACCGACCGACACCACCTGAGGCACCGGCCGAGAGGCGCGGTATACAAGGAGAGAGATTATGGCCACCACGACGACTACCCCAGCGCAGCGCCACTTCTACGCGATCTCGCACGCATACGGCAAGCGCACCGTGCACGCAAACACAGGGCGCCGGATCGGTCAGTACTACGCGTTTGCGACAGCTGCTGAGCGCGATGCCTGGGTCGACGCTGACGATAGCTACAATCGTCACCCAGAGGGCACCCGCGAAGCGATCAGTGGATCAGACCGCGAGCTGCGGGGCAACCTCCGGCGCGCAGAGACCGAGATACGTCGCCGGATGGAACCCCTCACGTTGGACCGCATCTGGGATGAGGCCGGTGTCCGCGAGTGGTATGAGATCGATGGGGAGTTTTAAGCAGGTCCGTTACGCGGAGTCCACCGCCGAGCAGGCGGCTAGTAATCACACTCACAGCAACGGAGACACGGCAATGACGATGACAGAGACGATGACAGCCCGCGCGCGGGTCCGCGCGGAGATCGCTGAGCAGGTCGCGTCACAGGACTGCTACGACGCGAGCGCGACGGACAAGCTCACCAACGCACTGTGCACAATTTTCGAGATCGTACGCGCGGGTCACGACAACACCGGCGGCACAGATCATCTGCTCGTAATCAACGAGCTCACCCGCGGCGCACTCGCCGCATATCGAGACGAGGCAACGGTCTAGTGGCACAGTCAAACAAGCGCAGTATCTACGTAACCGACCGGCTCCGGGATACTCTGGGGCCGGTCGGCGAGGACTCCGGCAGCGTGGTCACGCTCTCGGGCAGGATCACGACTATCGCCGACCGCTACGCCGAGATCGTCAAATCCGCGCGCATCCTCACGCAGTTTACAGACGCGGAGTGGATGCTGCTCCGCGACGCGCTCAACGGCACACTGCACGAGCCTGCAGCAACAATCCGCGAGCTGTGGCAGGGAGTAGAGGACGCGATCACGCTCGACGGGCTCGCAGATAAATGGAGCGTGGACGGCGCGGATCTCATAGCGAGATTGCGCGCGTTGCGGTTTGACGAGGAGTGCGCGTTGGTCGAGACTGTTGAGCAGTGGTGGATCGCCAACGGAGCGGCACGGATAACTACCGACGCGGTCGAGTAGCGGCGTGACGAGTGACACAGCACCGCGACCGTTTATGTTGTTACGTGGCGCCGAGCAGGCGTGGGGTCGTCAGGTGTGGCGCCAGATTGACCGCGCACGGGCACGATGGATCGATGCCGACGCCAGAGGTCACCGCGTGCCGTGGTCGTCGTGGTGCTACGTGCCGCGCGAATTGGTGACACACACGTTGCTCGGTGACGAGACCGGACCGGACTCCTCGCCACGACCGATCACATTGAGCCAACTCGCTACAACAACGGCGCTCGCGGCGTGGCGTATGGGCAAACCGCTCTACCGCTACGATCCGACATTGTACGACGCGTTGAGGCAAACACCGTTGACGGACGTGGTGCTGCCGGCAGAGGTATTCACGCGCCTGCCGCACTGGGGCGTGTACATCGAGACGCCGGATCTCACGATACGGCTACCCTCAATGGGCGACGTGCGCACGGGCTCCGTCAATGTGGTCGGTATGTTCGCGGCGCTGGACGACGCGCCTCAGCGGAGTACGATGTTCGGGCGCACAATAGCGCGCCGTCCGCCGCGCCTCATAATCGTCCTGGACGTGGAGGAGCAGGACGGAGATCGCGGCTCCGTGCGCGCACCCGTCCCAATCCAACTGACGCTCGACCGTGACGTTTGCGACGGTCTGACGGACGGATGGGCTGCCGCGATCGGCGAGGTTTACGCGCCGTATCTACGTCAACATCCGGAGGAGTCCGAGCGGGCAATGCGCGAGGCAAGACGGGTCGCGCACTCGCTCACAGACGAGATAGCGCCGCTCCTGACACTGATACTCTATCTGTGCAGCGAGCAGCCTGATTTGATGGGCGTGATGCCGCCGCCGGATGGCGTCACGGCGGGCGGGCCATCGGCCAAAATGATCGCAGCGCACAACATCACCGAGTGGATGGTCGGATCGCGCATCGGTGCAGCGTTGCGAGCTGGTGCCCCCCAGGATGGGAGGAGCGTACTGATCGCGTTGGGAATTACCCTCTCGTGCGGCCGCATATGCGTCGCGCGCACTGGCACACGTTTTGGACTGGGCCGCGCAATGAGCCGGAGAATCGAGTGCCGCGTCTCAAGTGGTTGCCGCCGATCCCTGTCGCGGTTACCTGGGACGACGTGCCGAGACTGCCAGCTGATACGCACACAGTCAAACTGTGGGAACCGCCAGACAATTAATCCCGAGGGGCGTCATTAACACCGGCGTCCCTCGATTGCGTCAGTTCGCGCGCCGGAATTGATATAACGGATACGTTATGTCAGATCACTCGCGGCGTCCCACACCGATCGCACTCCGCGCCGAATCCCCACTCCCTGCAGTAGATATTCGCGCACATCGTCGGCACGTCCGGAGGCTCGCGCCGCGTCCGGTACTTGAGCACGTGCGCCGGCAACGGTGCGCTTGGATCGTGCTCGATCACGGTGTAGAGCAGGACGTCGGATCCGCGCATGGCTACGCGGTGGGCGGGAAGATGCTGCGCGCCAGAAATCGGGAGAGCGTTACATGGTCGAGAGCTGCAACAGCTCGGCGCGCCACATCGAGCACGCGTCCGGTTCGATGACTCGGCCGCCGCACAAACGCCATGCACGCGAGCCGGTGCGCAAGGTTGGCCGAGAGATAAACGGCGGCCGCGTCGACCTCCCACGCGGGAAGAGAGTAAATCATCGCGCGGCCGCGATCACGGTGGCACCGTCCATGATGCATCGAACGCGTTGAACGTCGGGTCGGGAAAGTGCGAGGCATCCATCGTGACCGCGACCAGCCGCAGTACGCGATCCGCCGGAATGGCGGGATTGTATGCTGCAAGCCATGACGTCGCGGTGCGAGCTGCGATCGCTCCGCCGTTCGCCGCGCACTGGCCCCACGGATCTCCGCCCCAGCAACTGCCGGCGACCTCGGTCTCCTGCGTTCGCGCGCGCGTGCCAACGGCGGGCACATATCTGAGAACGGACTGCAGCACGTACGCGTGCGTCGAGTCGGCCGCGCTCGAGATCGCGAAGTGCGCGTAACGCTGAGCCGTGTCCACAGTCCCGGGCTTCCACGCGTTGATCGCGGTCGCGACGAGCGTCGTGAGCCCCGCTCGCGAAAGTGCGGCCGCGTTGCTCGGGGCGATCACGTGACCGTTGACCACGGTGAGCGACGGCACGACGTAAGATGTCGTCGCGGAGTCCGGCGGCGAGAGAATCGCCACTGCTCCGTGACCGGCCTCGGGGTGAGTCAATACCTGGCGTATCATCGTTGCCGGTCCGCAGAGCACGAGCGGCGCCGACGTCGAGCTTGCGGGTCGCAGGACGACCGGGCGATATGAGACAGTGTCTCCCGCGACGCGGATTGTCGACAAGTCTCGAATGTCCACGACGATCGCTTCCGGCGCGGTGATGGGACACTGCCACTGATGCACCGCCGCGAGCGTATCGACAGTGCCGACCGGCGGCGGTGCGTGCGTCGTATCGACCGGCGTCGTCGTGTCCTTGGGAGTGGAATCGACGCGCGTTGTGTCGACTGGCGGTGGTGGCGGTGGTGGCGGAACGTTCGGTGACTTGACCGTCACCGCAACGATCATGGCCGCGATCGCCGCCAGGGCAAGCGACGAAGCCTTGAGCTTCGCGCGCTTGCCGGTTGGGTCTGTAACTGGCGTCGTCATTACGGTTGCGCCGCCGGTGTCGCCGGAGTGCTGACCGCTGCGATCTCGCTTGCGACCTGCGTCTCGGTGGCGATGGTTGTATCCGCCTGGGATTCCCATGCGGTGAGTTCTGCGGCCTGCGCCTGGTTGGCGGCCGTGAGCTGACTGATCGCGGTGTCGCGACCCGCGATTGCGGCGGTCACGCTGGCGAGCTGTCCCGATGCCGTTGCGAGTGCGGCGGACGAATCTGCGAGCTGCTTCCTGGTTGCCACGAGTTGCTCCTGTAGGTCGGTGATAGTTGAGTCAGGTCTGATCCACTGCGCGACCGCCTGACGGATGGAATACCAACTCATTGTTTGCGCTCCTCTGGATCGGTGAGGGCGAGCACGATCCTGCCGAGCCGAAGCGCGACGCCGCGCCAGTGATCGCGGGGTTTGTGCGCGGCTTCGATGCGCGCCTTGTGCACCGCTGATTGCGCGATGCTCCGGATCTCGCGCACTTGCTCCGTAGTCGCGTTAATCAGAACACCGCCGCCACGGCGGCGACACCGGCGAGCGCGGTGGCAACGCCCGCGAGAAATAGCACGGCATCCGAGTGCTTCGGCTTGGCTTCCGCTTCGGCTGTCCGCGCCTCGGCTGCCGCGAGTTGCTTCCGGTAGTCGACATCGATCGACGAGTCCATCTCGATCTGCAGCCGGAGCCCTGCGTTTTCCTCGGTGAGCCCCAATATCCGCGTCGTGTCGACTTCGTGACGCCGATCCATCGCGGCGACGAGTGAATCGTTGACGAGATTCATCTGCGCGAGCTGCTTCGTGAGCTCGACCGGGATCGGCACGGCGATGACGCCGGTGTCGGTCTGGACGCGCGCCGTGTCGCCGTGCAGCACCAGGCGCCCGCGCGCGGTCGTTTTCCGCGCGCGGGCTTCGTCGACCACGTGCTGCGCGGAATCGGATTTCAACGCGAGCCCGGCGTTCCGCACGTGCATCGAATCGTTCTCGCGCTTGATCGGTGCGACCTTGGCGAGCGCTTCGGCCATCGCGGATTCCGCGCGACGCTCCGCAACCTTCGCCGCCGCCTGATCTTTCGCGGATTGCGCGTTCTCGCCCGCGCGATAGATGCCGAAGCCGAGCAGCGTGACGAGTACCACGCACGCGAACGTGATGACCATCTTCGGATGGTCGACGAGTGCGGGAATGATGGCGCTCATGTGACGAACTCCCCGTTGCGCAGGAATCCGTGCCAGTTGTGCGTCTGAATCGATCCCGCGCCCGCCTGACAGCTCACGCCGTTCTTGTCGACGGTGAAGTTCGGGGCTTCGCCGTGGCGCACCCAGCACTTATGGACGTTGTCGTCCTTCATCGTGCAGTTGCTTGCGCGGCCGTCAATCATCCAGTCACCGCCGCCGGGGCACTTGGCGACATAACAGCGACCGTCCGCACCGCACCATCCGGGAGTGTCCTCGCACCATTCCGCGCGCCAGATCGCACCTTCGGGCGCGGTGCGTAGCGTCGTGAGCTCGCCATTGTCCGCGCGCCGATAGATCCGATCCATGAATACCTGCCAGTGATCGAAGTCCTGAAACACATAGCCGTCGTCGGCGACAGCGGGCCAGCGCGGATCGTCGTGCGGTGGCTGCTCCTTGGCGATAGGCTCGCTCCAGTTCCCGTCAGCGTCGAACGTGATTTGCGCGACGCCGATCTCGTTCATGGCGTTGTGGTAGCTGCCGGCATCGCCCCATGCGCTGTTGCGGCGCAGGTATATGCGAGCTTGACCCGTGGCCTCGATTAGGAACGCGCGGACGCTCATACCGTCGGCCTCTTGCGGAAGGTGGCGTGTATCCAGTGCGCGGCATCCATCACCGGCTCCCGTAGCCACGGATGCGGCTGGCGTAGATAGAGCCAGAGCGCGGACAGCGCGTTGCCCGCGAGGATCAGGATTGTTTGCACCTCGCTCGGATGTTGCGCAAAAATCCCGACCGTCGAGGCTCCGGGGAACAGCGCCGCGGCGATCGTGAGCAGAGAGCGGACAATCGCGCCGGTGTCGAGTGTCGAGTTGCCCTGTGCGTCAGTCATGATCTGAAATTCGTGGTGAACACGTATACCAGAAACCACGCGACATAGAGCGCCAGAATGGCGACCGGGATCTCGATGGGAACGAGAACAAGCCACCATGACACGGAAGTCGCGTGCGTGATCTTGGCAGCGATTATCCCCGCAGTGGCGACAATCCAAAACGCTGCGATCGTAAAGACGATAACTGCCGTTTCTCCTTTCATGCGGCCCTCGGCGTTACGTATCCAATGACGCGAGTGAGATCCACGGTCTTGAGCGTCGCGAGTTCGCCGTTGCGCGAGAAGCCCGCGCCAGAAGTGTTGCCCTCGAAATCCATCTTGATCGGTACGATCGACGCGAGACACACGCCGATATGCTCGGCCGGCTCGTGGCCGTTGTTGCCGTAGAGCACGGCGCAACCGAGTGTGGGTTCGCCGGTGAAAAGATTCTCACGCAACGCCCACTGTCGCCACGTTTCTGCAATCGCCGGATGCCATCCGCGAGCATTGTCGACCGGAGGCACCGCTGCGCCGCAGTCGGCCCACACTGTTGCAGTCCAGAGCGCGCACCAATACGATGCCAAGGGAACGCCCCAGCGTTTACACATCGCGTCTATCTCAGGCGAGCGATTCGAGAGCGGCGGATTTTCGAGGATGGGGATGTCCTGCTGCGCGCGACGGATGATCGCCTGCGCGAGATCCGGGGTGTCGGCGGGAATTACGATCATGCGCGCGCCCTCGGCTTTCTGCGTCGCGCCGGCTGTTGCTGCTGCGCCTCGATCGCGCCCACGACGCGATCAACGAGCGAGCCCTGTTTCTCGATCCGATCCTCCATGCGCTCCATGGTGTGCGACACGTTCGACATTGTCGTCTCGAGCTTCACCAGAATGCGGGAGAATTGCGGCCATTCGTCGAGGATCTTGCCCTGCGCGAGAGCGGACGCCGAGAGCGCCCTGACCGTGTCCTCCAACGCTTCCGTCTTGGCGTACCACGAATCGCGCTCCTGGGCGTCGCGCGCGAAGATCCGCTCCCGCAAATGCTTTTCGAGCTGCGCGCTGCACTGCTTCATCGCGGCAACCCATCGTTCGTTTCGCCACGGACGGATCAGCGCCCATACCCAACCGATGGCGATACTGATCGCGCCAATCCATTTCGCCCACAGCGGCACGTCCGGTATGTCGAGAGCGAACGGCATCGGTTGTAACCTGTTGAGGGTGAGAACACGAAAAACGGCCATCGCGCCCCTGTGCTTCGGGGCGAAATGGCCGTGGTCAAACGGTCTGGTCTGGCGATCTCTGTCGAGCTAAAAACTGTCTACATCGTGCTGCTAGTGTACACCAAAACAAGCGACCGCGCCAGCGGGAAAGTACCTACGCTATCACCTGACAGAATATCCGACGCCTGCCGGTCGAGGGCGGCTTGGTGAGCACCATCAGGAATGCCTGCGTGAGTCGAGCGTTCGCGTTCGTATTCTCGGTGAGCGCCAATAGCTCGGCCTGGGTGAGGCGAGCCTTGGCGCCTGTATTCTCAGTGAGCGCAAGGAGTTCGGCCTGAGTGAGGCGGTTCGCTGCCATCTTAGCTCACGACCTTGAACAGGAGCTCCATGGCGTTGACGTTGGTCGGCGTGAGCGCCGATCCGGTGGCGTCAAGCGTCCGAATGTCCTGCGTGTACGCATATGCGCCGGGCGCTCCACGCGTGGTGCCGAACGCGTTCGTACTGCTATCCCGTATCCCTGCGGCGCAGGTTCGCGCGGTCGCATCGTCTTTTTCGTACTGTGCGACCATCGCGACGGCCGTGACACCCGTGGTGCCGCTCGCGAGATCATCCAACGCAAAGCTGATAATGTCGCCCGGGGTGGCGTCCGCGACATAACTGGTGTTGCCATCAGCAGGACGATCGTTGACGGCCGTATACGGTGAGCCACCCGTGCCGCCCGTTTGCGTGAACGTCCCGACGTTGCCAGTGCCCGCGCCGCTGGGAAATAAGGTCTGCACGCGCTTATCACCATAGTGCTCGAACGTCGACGAGGCAGGCGTCCCCGCGCCACTCGAGCCGGTGCGACTCCCCGCGTCGTACATAACGACGTCGTCATAGTTTGATGCGCCGCTCGCGTTGTTCGCGGTGAGCTGCACCTTGGCGACACCCGACCCCACGACGGACGAACCACGCGTGTTGAGAGCGTTGGACGAAAGGACGCACACCCCGTCAACCCAAACGTCAATCGTGCCGGCGCTCGGGTCGACGTTGAGCTGCGCCTCGAAGTGGTGATTTGTTCCCGTGGCGAGCAAGACCCCGGCCGCGCTTGTCGCGAGGAGAGTGCTGACATTCCCGCGATAGAGGGATATGGAGCCGTCGACGTTCGCGGTAATGGCGGCCTGCGCAGTTCCCGCCGAGTCGCTGAATACGATCATCGTGAGGCGCGCCGTCGTCGTGAGCGCCACGCCGAAGGCAATCCCAAATGTCACCGTCGACGCGGAGACCGTCTTGATCAAACCGGTCGCGTTTGGGCTTCCGCCGATGCCGCCGAAGCGCCCAAAGTTCGTGCCCACGGTTCCACTCGTGCTGTCCCAGAGAGTAGTGGCCGGGAACGCTACGGACGTGCTCGCGGCGCTGCAATACTGCTCAAACCCGTCCAGGAATATCGGCGCCAGACTCATCCTTAACTCCGCAGGATCTTGAGCGCGAAATCAGCGCGCGTGATAGTCGTGGCCGATGTGACGACAAAGCGGAACACGTCTCCGACGGAGACGGCAGCCGTCCAACCGGTGAGCGTTGAGTCCGTGTGCTCGTTGCTGCTCGAGATCGCCATCGGCGCGCTCGCACTGATCTTGGTCCATGTGCCGTAGTTACCGCGTGCCGCCTTGTAGACATCGACGCTAATGGAGCCGTTCGGGTTCCCGCCGATCCACGACTCCACGATTGTGCCCGCGCACGGCATGGCCGGAGTAACGGCTTCCCACGTGTTGTCGAGCACCGCTGCCACACCGTCCATCGTTCCGCCGACGCTCACGTACGCAACGATGGCGGCCTCGACAAAGGCAGTCGTCGCGACCTGGGTCGTGTTGGTTCCCGGTGCTGCGGTCGGCGCGGTCGGCGTGCCCGTAAGCGCAGGAGACGCGAGTGGCGCGGCGCCCGTTACCTGTGCCACGGTGTAATCGCCGGATGCGGGCGTGACTGCACCGGTGCGGGTGTTGAAGCTTGCCACGCCCGCGGTAGGCGCCAACACCTGCAGCCAGTCGGCGAGCGTGCCCGGATTGTCCGTCGAAAGAATAAACGTCTCGGATATATCCGTCCGAATCGCGACATCACCCCGCTGCGCCGTAAGTGCGAGCATTGCGGCCTGCGACGCAACCACGAACGGCTGCGAGATCGCGAGAGGCGGAATCTGCGACGTCGGTATGAGCCCCGACCCGTCGAGCGTCGCGACGCCAGAGGCCGCGCCCTTTTGCGAAAGCGGGATGTAAGTGCCGGGCGCGGCGTTGTTGTTCGTCACCTTGGCCATCGCCGATTCGAGCGGCACGGCGTCCGACGTATACGCGAACGCCGAGACGTAAACGAACTCACCCGCTGCGAGCGTTACGAGTGTGCCGGTTGTGCCGGCCTGACCCGCGGATAGGCCGGCCGCGCGCGTTGTGGCCGCGCTCGGATACGCGACTTTGCTCGCTGCGATCTTGACGCCCGTGGTTAACGGATCACCGACCCAGTCGACCGTGACGTTGCCCGAGCCGTCGACGTTGATGCTAAGCTTGGGCGCGGATGGCGCTGCGAGCGCAGCGACGGTAATCGTTCCCGTGATCTCGGCGGTGTTCCCCTGCTGATCGGTGTATTGCACGCGCCAGTTGACGACCGTGGGATGGCTCGCCTTGGTGATCACGACAGAGTACGGCGTCACGATCTGCGCGAAGTCTGTCCATGCACTCGCCACGCCGCCGCCGACCTGAGTCTGGTATTGCACTCCGTGCGAGGCGAGCACCACGCCGGACGGATCGTCAACGTCCAGGGTCAGCGTTTCATCCGTCGTGGTCTCGACCGTGCTTTCGTCCACGTTCGGCGACGACACAACGGCGCTCGGCTGCAAAGGCGCAGGCGAGCCGGAGCCTGATACGATGCCGACCATTGAGCCGGTCGAGAAGAACACATCCTCGGCCGCCGTGACGTCGATCTCGCCGGTAGTAAAATCACCATAGTCGATCGCCGCGACGCGCATCACCGTGTCCGGGATCCCGTGTAGCGCTGAGCGCAACAGGAAGGGCGCGCCCTTTGTGAACAGGTACGCCGATCGGTCGACTTTGAATGTTGCCTTGGCGAATGGGAGCGTGAGTGCGCGTCCTTCGCGCTGTGCGATCGCGGCGACCGTGGTCGCGTCGGTGATCGACGGCATCGCGATCTCTTGCCAGCGCTCCTCTCCGCTCGCATCGACGGCCGCGGGATTCTGCCACGTCGCGACGTCGTCCACATAACCCTTGGCGCGATTCGTAAACGTGATCTTGACGCCCGTCGGAAGATCACGATACGTCGTCCGCGTGAATTCCAGCTCGCGCGCGTTCAACTCCGGACTCACGACCGGCAGATTCGCCACGACGTAATCCTGCCGCACCAGCCGAATCCCGATCAGTCCGGTCAGGGGATCGGTGTATATCGATGCGTCGATGTCGGCAAGTATCTCGGCAATCGCGTCGGTCGCGAGCTGCGCCGCGTCAGACAGCACCTTCGATATGCCGAGCCCCTCGGCCTGTATCGTCGCCGCGGCGGCTGCCCAGGATGGCCCAAGCGCCGCGGTCGGCATCGCCAAACCCCACCACGTGTCGGTCAGTATCTCGTAGATGCACTCGACAGGGTTGGCGTCGAGACCGCCGGACATTGCGCCGTGGCCCAACAGATTTGGGCAGCGCTGAATCTCGAAGTGGATCGCCTTGAGTTGCGACGACGTCCCCCAATAGAACGGACGGGTCGGCGCTTCGGGGCTGTTGTCGGTGAACACCGCATAGCAGAGACGCTTGTACGGAGGCGATGTGTTCGCCACCGGATTGAGCGTACTATTCGCGACCTGCGTGTCGGTCCCGTACTGCAACTCCATCGTCCCCGCGATGCCGCCCTCGTGATCGGGGCCGCCGAATATTCCGTCCGCGACGATGGTTATCTGGCGCATGAGCCCGTCGCCTGGCAACACGGACGGCAGCGCAGGATTGAGTACCGCGTATCCTCGATTCGACGCGGGCGCATATGCCGCGAGCGAACGGGTATTGTCGACGATAATGTCGACGAGTTTGTCGATCGGCCCGAAGCATATCCCGAGGCCCATGTGCGCGTGGTAAGTGAAGCCCGCGTCCTGGCCCTTCTTGGTGAACTTGTACGCCTGCTGGCCACTCCACCAAATCACGTTGGGCTGCACCTTGGCCGTGCCGAATACGACGGGCACCGGAAGGGTAGGATCGGCGGTCGGCGGGCTAAAGTTCCCGGGCGAAGCTCCGCTCCCGCCGCGTTTCGCAAGGAGCACCGATGCCGTGATCGATAGCGCGAGCTCGACGATAAGCTCGATCAAGAACGCCCACATCAGAGCACGCTCCCAGTAAAGGGGTTGCGTATCGGAACGTGCGTATAGCCCTGGAAGTGATCGTAATTGCCGAACTGCGTGATGCACGCGGCGTCCGACTTGATGCACCCTTCTGTGACCGAGACCGCGTCACCCGGCTTGGCGTCGTCGAGCCGTTGCAATAGCGTGATGGTGCCAGCCGCGCAGTCCTGGTCGATGATCGTCTTATGCTGGTTGCCGCTCTGGATGGATCCGGCCTGGAGGCGCCCGTGCCCGTATGTCGCGACGTCGCCCGCGAAGATGGCAGCGGTCGTATCGTCGAGCACGATCACAGTGCGCGAGATGTCCACGGCTTTGATCGTTGCGGCGTGCGTGTGCGACGGACGGTCAGCCTGACAGCGAGTCCCGTACAGTGCATTGTTGCACGTCTGCTGATAGAGCACGACCAGGAGTTTCCGCTGCACCATGTCCTGATAAGGACCGCACTGCAGCGTGGCCGAGCTGTCGCCCAGCTTCGCGGTCTTCACCTGGCCTGCGAACAACGCGGGATATGTCGGGAGCGCGACGTCGTCCCGTTGCCAGCCGTAAATCGTGAGAGCGACCGGCGTTGACGGAGCCCCGGTCGCGAACAGTTGCGCGATCGCGTTATCGCGCTCGACCGTGATGTCGATGTTTTGGGTCTTCGCTTCCTCGTTCGATGCGTAGTGTCCGCGCGCCAACGGCATCGGCACGTACGTCGCAGGTGCGCCGCCGTTCACGCCGGCAATTGTCGCCGTGACGGGTGCGCCGGCCGACGTCCAGAACCACTCCGTTGAACCCAACGCGAAGTGATACAGCTCGACGGGCTTGCCGCCCGCGCCAGCGTAGTCAGTGTATGGCACGTGCCTCTCGCGTCATTCGGGCCGTCATGGTGGAAGTCATACAAACGACCCCGGCGTTTCGTACGGCAATTCCACGAACGGCAGCACGGCGGTGACGACGCCAGGGACCGAGTAATCAAGTGCCACGCTGTCGGCGTCGAGTCGTGCGAACTTGAGAAGCGACACGCGATAACTGGCGGCCGGAAACGTGGGGCCGAAATACGCGGCGTCGGTCCTCACGAGAACGGTCCCGTCGCCGTTGTCGGTCGCGGCGCCCACGCTCATCGGCGCAACGACGAGTCCGTAAATCCCGCCTGCGCCCGGAGGAATTACAGCCACGTGCCGCGCGGCATTGGTGCCCAAGAGCGCCATTCCGGACGGTCCGGGGTGGAGCACGGTGATGCTCGACGTCACCGAATCCGGTACGACGGTGAGCACGAGATCATCGTTCCACGTCGGCACCCAACACGGCAGGTATCGCCCCGCGCGCTCGGCCAGAAACGATTTGAGCGTCGCGATCTCGGCCCGCGACCGCGCCACATAACGAAACGATTTGGTCCACGATTGATAGCGATCGCCCCACGCAACGCCGAACACGCCCGCCGGATTCTCGACGAACGCACCGAAACGCCGCACATGATCGCCCGCGTCGTTGGTGGCGCGGTCCGGCGTGAGGTCCAGGAGCGTCGACCCGATGTAGGTGGTCATGCGACCACCCGGAATTGCAGCGGCGCGCGCGCGATGAACGACCCAGCGCGCGAAACGTCATGGTCGGGCACCAGTACCGCGCGCTTGATCGGTATAATGCGCGATCCCTCTTTCCACGTCGCCGCTGTATTGGCCGTCAATGTGATCTGTGACGCCGAGTCGACGGAGAGCACGGTGGCCAACTCCCACGCGCCGGGGCGCTGGTAAAAGAGAATCTCGCCGCCCGCGACGATGTCGACGCCCACCGTATTGATCGGGAGCACCGATGAGCCGGCGACAAAGTCCGCCGTCATGTCCTGCGCATCCGGCCACCACGGCAGCCGGTAGCCGCCCTCGTCATTCGTCCGGAGCAGCGCTTCGATGCGGGCGGCTTCGACCGAATCGAGGGCGACTACGCCAAACTCCAGCACCTCGTCCGGTGTCAAGCGGAATTGCGATCGCTGCTCGCCTCCGTCTCCGGCGGGAAGAATGGACGTGGTCCACGCCTGATGCACGGTGAGCGCCGCCGCCGGATCCTGCAGCGCATCGAATACGGTGCCTGCCGTCAGGCCGTCGATGTCGACATATGTCGCGCACGTCTCGGCCAGGAGCTCGAGGTTCAACACTTCGGCCGCCGTCGCGACTGGCGGGATATTGTCGTTCCATCCATCGCAGCGGAAATGCACTTGCACCCCGGACGGAGTGGCCGTCATCTCGAACCCGTAGAACACTTCGATGACGAGCCTGCCGCCTGCGGGAACAATGCCGGCGGTGATCGGCACGTATACAAGCCGATTGCCGCTGTAATTGAGGCCATCGCCGCCGCCCACGGCCGTGTCGATGTCGCGCAGATAGTCGACGACCGCGCCGGTCGCGTCGACCGCGTACACCGACAGCGCGACGTACATCTGCGCTACGGTGTCAGTGTGCTCGGAGAAGTACCCGAACGGCATCACCTGCGCGGGGATCGCGCGCGCGACCGGGAACGGGTCCGTGATGAAATGCGTCAAGAGCCCGCGCCACACGATATTCGTCCCGGTGTACGCGGCGGTCGGCGTGTTCATCGGGAGGTCGGCGGCCGTTCCGTCTCCGGCATATGATCCATTCCCGCCAGTGCCGCGCGTGGGTGAGAGCGTGCGCGGTGCGAGCGCGCCGCCAAAGGTGCTCACGGCGTGGAGTGCGGTATCAGTGGGATCGAACACGCGACCCAGAACGGGTCCACCAGGTAACGCGAGAGACTTCGACACGCCGGTCGTGAATCCTGTGGCCGAGGAAACGATGTCGCGGAAATAGAGTCGCTGGCGCATCGCTATTTCCGTGCGCCCAACAGGGCCTTGATCTTGTTCGCATTCGACGCGACGAACTGAAGCAGGGCGCGCGAACCCTTGGGGCTCCGGATGTGCGCCAAGAGCAATCCTTCATCGGCAGATACATGGAGCGTTCCCATGTCGCCGATGCCGCCCGCGCTCAATGTCGAGAGCATCCCCGTTGCGGTTCGATCCTCGCCCGCGATCCCGCCGCTGGCGAAATGCGGCACATTCAGGTGCGAGAAATCGCGGATGTTGATAAGCGGCGCGCCCGCATTTAATTGATGCACGGCTGCAGGCGAGATTCGGCGCACCGTGTCGGCGGTGAGTATCCCTTCGCCATGGGAGAGCATCGCGGGGATGCTGTCGCTCGTGCCGGTGCCGGGCCCAGAGACAACGCCTCCCGACGCGAACCCCAAGAAGCCGAAGCCTTGCGCGGCGGACAGCGCCTCGGCTGCAACGAGCAACGCAGCCGCGCCGGCCAGGACGCGATCACCGCCGTCCTGCACCGCAACGCCCGCCGTACCCATGGCTGCGGCCGCGACTATCGTTTTCGTCGTACCCGCATCGTCCTCGATGCCGAACGTCTTTTTGGCGAGCTTGATGCCGTCCAGCACGATCAACTGCGCCAGTATCTGCTGGATGCTCTGTACCGCCGAGAGCGCCAACTGACGGAACGCATCGCCCACGCTCGCCGCGGTGTCGATCGTGTTGCCGAGGAACTTCACCAGATCGTTCTCGAGCGCATTCTGGGCGTCGCTCTTGAAGTTGGCCCACGCGAGCGCTGCCTGGTCGAGCTTGATGCCCATGGTCGAGAGCGACGCGTTGAATGCGTCGGCCTGCTTGATCAGGTCGGGGTTATTGGCGTCGTGCGCGATCTGCTCCATCTGGGCGCCGATCTCCTGCAGCACCGGGAGCCGCTCGCGCTCGAGCGCGAGTGTGCGACTCGCCGCCTCGTCGTCGCCGATGGTTCCCGCGTTGTGCAGCGCGTCGATCTGTTGCTTTTGGTTCGCGATGTCGGCCAGCGCGCGGTCGCCGTCCTGCTTCAGCTTGGCGAAGTCAGCGCTTGCATTCAGCGCGTCGCGCAGCTGATCGCCCACTCTATTCGCACCCTCGATGCCGATGCCCGGAACCTTTGCCAGCGCCTCGACGACCTTGGCGACCTCCGAGTTGATACGCTTCCGCATCGCCTCAACGGTGTTGCCGGTCGCCGTGTATACGGTCGCTTCGGCAGCGCCCACGTCGGTCGCGAGTTGCAGTCCGGCTTTGCGTTCTTCCTCGGAGAGTGCCGCCAGCTGCTGGCGCGTTTGATCGTGCAGCTTCGCGATCTTGTCGGATATGGCGGCCGCGGCCGTCTGCACCTGCCGCACTTCCGCCGGCGTGGACGTCGGCGTGCTCAGAATTGCCTGGCGCTCGCGCTCGAGATCGGCGGCTTCCTTGTCTGCGCCCTGCTGGATGATCGCCGCGCGGCGATCATAGTACGTGGTTAAATCTTCGGTGCCGCGCGCGTATGCCGCGGTGTTCGCCGCCTCCGCTGCCTTCTCGGCATCCTGCACGCGCTGGATGTCGGCCTGAATCTCGGCGACCAGGGCCGCGATCTGCGCTTTCGCGAGGTTGAGGTCAGGGATCACGACTTGCGGCTTTGTTGCCGACGTGCCGTCGCCCGCGACAACACCACCCAGGGCCGCCGCCAACTGCGCCTGCAGCACCGATACGCGATTCTGCGCCGCCTTGATCGCGTCGGTGCCAGCATCGGCCTCGGGCACTTCCGATAGTGCGCCGGGAGCCAAGCCAGCACCGCCGGGACCGGTACCCGTCGCACTGTGTATTCGCGTCTGTGGACGCTCGGCGTCGGCGAGATCGGCCTCGGCTTGCGCGAGCGCGATCGACAGCTGCTTGGCCTGCAGCTCGAGGGCGGTCTGTCGCTCGTCGTTCAGCTTTTTGAGCGACGCTGCGACCGCGTCATATCCCGCGCTCTCGTCGCCCAGCGCTTTGGCATAGTCCGGGCTCAGGTCGCGCAATTCCTGCGTGATCTTCTTGAGCTTCTCTTTCGCGGCCTCTACCTGCGCGGCCGAGAGCTTGCCGGAATCGAGCGCACGCACTTCGCGCTCGTACTCTTGTGTGAGCGCGTTGACCTTGGCCGCCTGGTCGGCGGTTGCGCGGACGGCATCGATCTGTGCATCTCGCTGTTGCTTCTCGTGCTCGTACACGACGCCCAAGACGGTAGCGAGCGCGACCAACGCCGTCACAGCGAGCCCGACCGGCGTCGCTTCGGTTATGAGCGCGATTCCGCCGCCGATCACTTTAACGGCGACTGATACCGCCGTCGCAGCTGCAGCGATCGCGATCACGTAGTCGGCGACACGCTTCACGCTGTCCGGTGTATCTGCAATGAGCGTCGTCAGGCCGTGCGCGAGATCGGTGATGCCCGGGACCATGTGGCTCGTCACCTGTTCGGCGACGCCCACGATCGCGGCCTTTAGGTCCACCATCTGCGCTTCGAGCGCCTTCGCCTTGGCGATGGCGTCCTGGTCGAATACCTGACCCAGCTCCTTGGCGCGCGCGGTGATGGCGTCGAGCCCTTCACTCGCAACTGCGCGGAGCGTCGGGAGCAACGTCTGCGCGTTGCGGCCGAATATCTGCTGCAGTGCCGCCGACTTGCCGAGGCCGTCCGCGTATTGCGCTTGTGCGACCGCGACCTTGACGAACAGCTCCTCCGGTTTCAGTCCTGCGAGATCCGAGACCGAGAGCCCGATCGCTTTATATGCCTCGGCGATCTTGCCGTTACCCTGCTGCGCTTCTGACTGGCTGCGCGAAAGCCCGCGGAATGCCTGCGCCAGATCCTCGGTCTGTCCGCCCGTCTCGCGCGTGACGAGCCCCAGCGACGCGATCGACTGCGCGCTCGCGCCGGTTTCTTCCGATAGTCGAATGATCTGGAGCTGTGCTTCGACGCCCGATTTCGCGAACTCGAGCAACTTCTCGGCGGCAAGTGCGGTGACAATGAGCTCCATTCCCTCGGACAACTTCCGGACGCTCCCGTCCGTCTTCTCCGCGGCGTCACCCGCCTGCCTGGAATTCGATGCGTGACGAGCGAGCGCGTCGCCGGACGATTTGACCGACGCGGTGTTCTTGTCGATCGATTGCGTAAGCTGATCGACGAGCGCCTTGCCGCCGGCGTCCTGGCCGGTGATTCGGATTACGACATCTTCGTCGCTCATCGTGGCACTTCACTCACTGAGTGCGAAGGATGTACGGCACGTCCGGCGGGCGCGATCCTTTGGCGGGCGCCTGCGTCCAGATCAGTGTGTTCCACCGATGCGACTCCGCGGCTTTCGCGCGGAGCCAGTCGAGATACGCGAGCAATCCTTCGCGGATTGGCCACGTCAGGACGTGCTCGATGCGCTCGGGGTCGAAACCCGCGAGCTCGCGGACGACGACGTTCCAATCTCCACAGTCGATGTCGGCCCGGTCTCGCCACTTGGGGCCGTTGTACTTTGGCCCGTCGAAAAGCTCGGGGAAGGCGGCGACGATCTCGCCGCTCTTAGAAAAAAACTCAGCAACTCCGTGGCGACGAGGTCGGAGAGTGCGACAAACTCGTCGGGATTGGTGAGGTTACCGAAATATTCAGCGTTGGCGGCCGCACGCGCTGGCGACCATTTCACGCCGCGCTCGACGAGCAAGCCCGCGAGCAGCTTGGGCACGCAACCGGTGCCGAACACGCGCGCGATGAATGCCGCGAGATCGTCGCCCGGCTTGTCCAGTCCCGCCGAATACACGATGTCCATCACGTACGCGTGCTGCGCAAACGTCAACCACTCGGGGGGCGCAAACTGCCTCCCCCCGAGCGTGATAACGCCGCGCGCTTCTGATACTTCCGCTTCCGCGACCATGCCGCGCTACCGGATGATCTGGCGGAAGTAGGGCTCGGTCGGATGGTTCACGTAGTCGGCGATGGCGCTTCCGTCGAGCGTCCACGACCCGTACTTCGTGTCGATCAGTCCGACGGCCGCGGTCGGGGCGAGATTGACCTTCCACGCCTCAACCTCGACGATCGGCCCGGCACTCGGATCGCCGACGAAGCGGATGTAGCACTGCATGAGCGGCGTCGTCATGCCGCGGATCGTGTCGAGATTGACTACGGCATACGAATAATCCGCCGTAGCCGCGGTGCCGGCGACAGCGGCGCCGGTCGGGAGGAAGTAGATGCGCCCGACAACCGCATCGACGGTGTAGTCCGTGCCGGCGACGAGCGTGGTTACGCCCTGCTTGATCACCACGGCGGAAATGCTGCGCTTGGCGACCGCGAACCAGCGACCGAGCTTAACGCTCGCGCAGAACGGCTCGGCCGTCACGGTGCTGGCGGTCTGAACGATCGTGCTGTTGTCGCCGCCCAGGGCGAGCGCCGCCAGCTCCTTGGTGAACTCGCTCCCCGTGATCTTGATACCGGACTCGACCTGACTCACGGCCGTGGCGTACAGGCCCGCGGTGTGATCGCGTCCCGAGAACTGCGTGATGACGGTCGGCTTGGGCGTGATCTCGAACAGCTCGACGTTGCCCATGTCGAGCTCGCCCGTGCGGTTGCCGCTCGCGTCCAGGCGATCGATGTAGACGATACCCTTGCCGAGTAGCAGGTTCGCCGGATTCGGTGCAATCTGCGTTGTCATCGGTTACTCCTTGCCCGCGACGTTCGCGGTGCTGGTGGAAAGGCTGGACGATGCGCCGGCGGATCCGCTGGACGCGATTGCGCCGTTCTCGGCGAGCCACTTGGCGGTGGACTCGTCGACATCGATCACCGCACCCGGCTCCAGATCCCGGCCGGCGTGGGTGTGCTTTTTGGTCAGTGTGACTTTCATCGGGATCTCGCTGTGGAGTGTGGAGTGGTGCGGTGCTACGTGTCGCTACGTGTTGCTGTGTCTTACTGCGTGCTGCGTGGTGGTAGTCCAGCGTCGTACGCGTAAACCGGGAGCGTCATATCGACGGCCCATATGAGCACACCTCCCGTCGCCTTGACCGGTTCGTGGCTCAGCTCGAGCACATCGTCGCGCCCATTGGCGAGGCCGACGACCGAAGCACCCGGCGATCTGCTCGCGATCGGGAACTCGTCCAGCCACAAGAGCATCGCTTCCGGGATCCGCGTCATGTGGCGCTGTATCTCGGCCATGTCGATACCGCGGAACGCGTACGACAGCACAATTCCGTGGCTCGCGGTGCGGCCGCCGTGGGCATCACGTAAGCCTGTTTTGCTCGGACGCGCCCACGTGACCGAGAGCGCCGGGAATTGCAGCTTGACCGCTTCGGCTTCCGTTTGCCACCAGTCGTAAACGGCGAACGTGTTTATGAGCGCGATCGCGTATTTCGCGGCGATGAGATCGATCTTGGCCGGAAGCGTTGCGATAGCGCTCGCCTTGATCTCGTCCAGGACAGTCTGGATCATGCGACAGCCACCGCCCTGCCGTCAGCGGCGCGCGGCGCGCGTTGCGTTGTACGCTGGCCCTGACCTGCAGCGGGATCGAACCCTCGGAGGTAATTCGCGATCGGCGGGATCACGTCGGTGCGAACAAACGCCGCCGGCAGCCCCAGGAACTTGCGCGTCGCCTGGTTCGGTCCAGCGTAACCCCTCCCGTGCTCGTCCTCGACGTTGGTGCCAAACGTGAGAGTCGTAGCCGACGCGGCGGCAATGCTCCACTCTGCGTCGGGGAGCGTGAGCGAGTTGCGGAGCGCGAGAGTCCAGTGGAGTATGCGCTCGACCGGCCCCTCGCTCGACGGCAACCGATAATGCCCGTGCCTGTGCTCCCGATCATAGACGGTCTCGGCGGCGAGCGGCTTCCACGCAGCCCCGAGCGGCGCGCCCTTGTTGTCAAAGACACGAGCCTCGAGCGCGCGGAGATTTGCCGTCACCACTTCCCACGCGGGACGCAGATCGTCCATGTTCTCGTATGCGCGAACGGCGAAATTGCGCACACCCTGACCGTCGACGTTGAGCGTGATCTTCGCAAACAGTCCTTCGTTGCGCGCCGCACGCCCCGAGAATGATGTGATCGCCATCAGTAGGTACTCAGGTTGCCGATCGCCTGATCGGATAGCGCTGGCGTCCGAAGGTTGTCGGGCGACGTCGATCCAACGCGGATCTTCTCAACGACCGTTGCCGCGAACTGATCCGGCAGGAGATCGATCTCGGATACGACCTCGGTGTACGCGTCCTCATACGGCTGGGTGAGCTTCATCACGTCGACCGCTGCATAGCCGATCGATGCGCGGCGCAACACCCACGCGGCCACCTTCTTCACGATACCGCGCTTGAGCAACGTGGCGGCATCGGTGCCCGCGCCTGGCTCGACGCCCAGGCTACGCACGACGCGCACGCGCAGCACCGTCGTCACGTCCTGAATCTCGGCCGTGACTTCGGTGTCGGTCGGAGTTGTCGCACCGCTAAAGCCCGCTTGAAAGAGCGACCTCAGTTCGTTGGCGACATCCGCGTGTACGGCGTACGTGGCTGGCATCGGCGCGGTCTCGTCTTACTCGGCGTCGTTCGCGTCTTCTGCGGACGCTTCGGCTGCGCCCTCCGGAGATCCCTCCGGAGATCCTTCTGTCGCTGCTTCCGGCGCTGCTTCGCGAGCGGCGTATGCTTCGGGCGTCTCGGCCTCGCCGTCACGAACGAGGATCGCCGCGGCCTTCTCGTCCGCGATCTCGAACGGCTGGCCGGGCTGGACGAATCGGCCCAGCAGTCGTCCCTCCGCATCGTCGGGATGCAGCAGAATGGTTTTCTTTGCGATCAGCTTCACGGTCTCGACCTCGATTGAGGGATCTGCCGACGAACCGGCACCAGTTGCGGTGCCGGCCGTCATGGCAGAGTGATTTCGATTTCTGCGGCTCATTTACTTGCGGCCGTTACAGCGAGTTGAGCACGTTGGTGAGCGTGTACGCCGCACCGTCGATCAGCTTCCGCTCATCGCTGTACGTGCGCGCATCGAGGTACAGGGTGCGCTCCCGAGTCTCGTAGTCCTGCGTGATCACCTGGCCGTTGGTGCTCCGTGCAGCGCCGCGGAATGCGTTCTGCCACACGTACGTGTAGCCGAATGCTGGAGCCTGGCGCATCGGAGCGTTCGGGCGCCAGAACAGCGTCACGTTGTCGCTCCACACGCTCGAGAGCGTGCCGGATTTGAAGGCGCCCGACATCGCGCCCGCGAGCTGGCTCGACGCCGGAACGAGAATGTTCTCGACACCGAAGATGAGCTTGAACGCCTCGATGTTGAGCACGCCGGGGACGAGGGTGGTGGATCCGCCGGTGATGAACGACTTCACGTCGGCGTTCTGCTTGAGGAACTCCATCACCTCCCACGGCACGATCGCGTAGTTGGGGCGCTTCCCGATCTTGTTCTTCACCGCGAACTTGGCTGCGTTGATGTTCGTGAGCGGTGTGGAGTTCGCCTGATCCCACTTGGTGCCGGGAGACGACGTGCCGGTGACACCGGCGCAGATCGCGGCGACGCGCACTTCGCGGTTCAACAGCAACCGCTCGGTGACGAGGTTCGTCTTCGTCACCTTGACCTCGTACGGCGCGCCCTCGGCGTTGTCCGCATCGACTTCGTCGTCGTGGATGGTGACGCCCTTGGCGCGCTCGAAGGTGCCGTACATATCGTCCTGGAACTCGGCCTTGACGATTCCCGGGCGCTGACCCATTCCGATCTTGTCGTCGCCGTTCGCGTCCGGCTGCAGCGCCGACATGTCGTTCTCGAGGATCTTGCCGTGCTGCTTCGGCACGAGCAGCGTCGGGAGCACCTGCTCCGCGATGTAGTCGTCGTTCTTGTAGTCGACCGACACCTGCGACAGGCGGGTGTCGATGACAAGCTGTTTTGGTGAGGGCATGGCCCGGGATCTCCGTTACGTGTGAGTGAGTGTGGTGGCTGCGTTACGGCGCGACGTCCAAGCCCGAGAGCCGGATCACAGGAACGAGCTCGCCCGCTGCCGCTGCGGCGGACAGTGCGCGTGCCTGGTAGTGCTTGGTCGACACTGCGGTGATCCAGCGACCGGTTGCATCGACCGTGAGATACGCGTGCAGCGCGAACGCCGCACCCGCCAGCACGTAGCATGTGCCGCCGTGTCCGACGTGCACGGAGACTCCGTCGTTCTGGTTCGCCAACTGATCCAGCGCGACGACGCCCTCGACGAACGCGTCGAGCGTGGGGAGCGTGACGCCGCCCTCGGATGCGCCGGCCATCACGCCCATTCCGGGCGTGAGCTGCGTCGCCGACTCGTTGTTGTAGCCGATGACGTGGAGCGACGGCGTGATGTGTTTCGTGTTCATGGGTTACTTGCTCCCGGTGGAGGTTGCGGCCTTCGCCTTCTCGTCGGCCAGTTCGCGCTCGGCGAGAATGAGTGCGTCGCCGAACTTCATGTCCTTGTTCTCCTTCTTGATCTTCTTCACGCGCTCGTCGAGCAGCGTGTCGTAGTCCTTGTTCGCGTCCTCGCCTTCGGTTGCCTTGCCTTCGCCGATCGGCACCACCTTGGGCATCGCTGCCAGGATCTCTTTCGTCGCGGTGACGACGGCTGGCGTGTCGCTCAAGAGCTTCAGCCGGAAATCCGGCTTCTGCGCTGGCGTGATGTGTCCGGTGCGGAGACGCTCGTCGAGCAACACGTCGGCGTCGCGCTCGCGGTCCTTCCGGGTGAGCGTGGCGTTCTGTTCGGCCAGCGTCTTGACGGACGCTGCGATCTCTGCCGGCGTGGCCGTCTCGGCCAGATTCACGACGCCCCGAATCGTTGCGATTGCGGTCGTGCTTGCCGTTGCGTTGTCGGACAGCGTGCGGGCCGACTGGATCTGGCCCTGCATCACTCCGACGGCCGCCACGATCTCAGGCTCCGACGCGTCGGGCTTGAGACCGAGTTTTTCTGCGATGGTCTTCATGGGGGTCTCGGTGGTTAGTTGGACTGCGTCGAACTCGGCGAACAACTGCGTTGTCCCGCGCACTCGCGCATCGTGCGCGTCGCCGAGCGTGAGCGGGTGCATCCCTTCGATGTAGGGCGTGTTGGTGAGCGCGAAGCCCTTGAACACCTTGCCGACGAGCTTGCCCGTCGCCTTGTCGTGGTATCGCGTGTCGAAATCGGCCGAGGTGTAGCGATACTCTTTCGCCTGGATCTTCTCGCGCGCGGGTTTGGTGGGCTCGAACAGCGCCCACAGCTCCGTGTCGTTGTTCCGGAGCTCGAGCTGCGTCACTTCGCCTGCCGCGATCGCGTTACCAGAACCATCGGCGCGCGCGATGCCGTGATCGTAATCGGCGTATACGAATTGCCGCGCGCCAGCGTCGAAGTTCTGTTTGAGCTCGCGGAGATCGGCCGGCGTGATCGCCATATCGCCGTACGACGGATGCTTCCACGCGCCAGTGGCCAATACCTGCTGCCACGTCGCTGACGCATCGGCGAGCAACGCGACGGGCGCCGTGAAGTGGTAGCGAGAAGGCGATTGCACTGTGGTTTGCATCGTCATGCGGCCATCCCTTGCGCGTCACCCTGACCGCTGCCGTCGCCGGTGCCGCTCGCGAGGGCGTAGATGTAAACGCAGCGGCAGTGATCGCCGCCCTCGCACTGTGGATCAGGCAAGTCGGGCGCGGATGGATCGCCGAAGTCGTATTCATCGCCATCCTGGGCGGCGCAGACATCGCACGTATTGCTGTCGAGCACGGCACTACGCGTCTGCGTCTGTATATCCGACCCGAACAGCTGGCCGGTTTCGACGCGGCCCTGACCGAAGGACACGTTCAACACCTGCGACACGCGGGACTCGACAGCGCCGACCGAGCGGTCTTCCAGGTCGCTCTGGACGCGTTGCGCCAGCGCGTTGAAGTCGATCGCGTCGGCACCGGCGCTTCCCGCGTTCGCCGCTTCATCGCGGACAGCCGACAACGCGGAACGCTGCGCACCGACTTCGCGCGCGTTCACCTCCTGCGTGGTCGCGACGTCGACAAGCGAGCGAAGGAATGCCGCGAGGCCGCCGTACAGATCGGGCTCGGCAAGCCAACGCTTGAGTAGGCGCTCGGCCAGCGTGCGAGGTGCGGGACCGCTGGCGCGGGGCGCGGGCGGCGAGCTCACGTCGAGGCCCTGGCGGCCGAGCTCAGTGAGGACGGACTCGCGACCCAACGCCTCGGCGCGCTGCGCTGCACTCGCGATCGCCTTTTTAAGAGCGGTGACGAGCCTTGGAGGTACGGCGACAGCGGTAATCTGCGCGGTCAAGACTTCGCCGCCTTTCTCGGCGAGCGCCTTGACCTGCGACACGAGCGACGTATCGATCTGCTTCAAGACGTCATGCACGTCGGCCGATGCGCGAACGGCTTCACGGTCCAGCGCGTCGGACAAGAGCGCGGGCTTCATCGCCGTCGCTTCCAGTGCCACGACCTTCGCCGGACGCAAGCGCCCGATGTGGTCAGGCGCGAGCGCTGTGGGATCGACGGAGGCGCCGTTTGCCGGATCGGACAGTGTTGCCGTAGCAGCTGCGCCAGGCTCGCCATTGCCCGGTCCCGGGATCGGTGACGCTGGCGAGCCCGCGCCAACGCCGGGCGAGTTGGGTGGAACGCGCTTGGTGCCCTCCGGAACCGGCGGAAGCGCAGAGATTGCAGCCCGCGCGTTGATACGCTTGGCGAGTTCCTCGACCGTGATCTCGGGTAGCTCGAGCTCGTCGCGTAGCGCGACCATGTCCTCGGGCTCGAGCTTGAGTCCGGCCGTGACAGCCAAGCCGATCGCCGTGAGCAATTCCTGCACGCCGGCCAGCGTCACGCGAACGGTGAGCGCCGGCACCTCAACCGACTCGCCGAAATTCCAGCGCACGAAGGGCGTCAATATCTGTCGGCGCACCAGTGTCGCCAACCGCTCAGCCGATCCTTGCAACGCGCTCCGCAAATTCTCGGTGAACGACACGCCCAACGCGCGGTTGCCGGTATTGCCGCTCGTGCCGAGTTCGGTGAGCTGGCTCAGCGTGTTTTTCGCGATCTCGGCCGCGAGCGACGCGAGTTCCTCGACTACTCCGGTCGCGTTCGGAACGTTGCCGCCCTTGATGTCGAGGGTCGTGCCGAACGGCACCGCGAGATAAGTCGACGATCCGCTCCGGAAGTTCTCGAGCGCCTCGTTGATCGCTATCTTGACTTCGTCGTCCGCGCCCTCGGGATACACGGCGGTCGGAGTGCCTGCGCCGAAGCGGTCATGGTGCCAGAGGCGCGTCTTCCGGATCGTGTCCCGCTCCAAAAACGCGCGATAGCTCGATCGTATGAGCGCCGTGCCAGAGTAATCCGAGCCCTCGCGCTGATTCACGGCCAGCAACAGGTTGTCGACCGGGACATCGATCTCGATGTATCCCTTGTCCATGTCGTTGGTGTACTGCGTGAGGAACAGGGGCTTGCGCGCCTCGTCCAGCTTGAACGTGCGCACCGATTCCGGGCGGATGCGCGTGATCGACGTGCAGTGCACGCGACCGTCAACGTCGGAGTAATTCCAGAGCGGCTCGGCGGCCGCAAATCCGAACTGGAAATAGCTGAGCAAATGCTCGAGGATGTCCTCGAACAGCGGCGGATCATACGGCGCCGTCTGGTCGCTCGAGAACAGTTCGTCGCGGCACGCCTCGGCCACGTCGTCCTCGCCGTCCACGTCCCACCGCGCGCCCAGGATCGGCTTTTCGATCGCCGCGAGCGACACGTTTACCGCTCCATCGCCGCGCCGCATCCGCGTGTAGACGCGAGCACGCTGCGCCATGAACTGCAGGGCCGTGACGTACTCGTCGCCGACGACCTCGCGATTGATGGTCGTCGTGCCCGTTGCGGCGATCGGAAGCGGTAAGTCCTTCGGCGAAGGGGCCAATTTCTGAGGTCAGGGAACGAAAAAAGGCCACCCGGCTCCAGAGATCGGAGCTGAGTGGCCGTGGTTGCGGGCCTGGTTGGCGAGCTGACTACATGATGCTACGTGGCGCTAGTGTACGCGAGTTACCGCGCGGCGTCAAGGTTTGATGGGAATCCAGCGGCGACCATCGGGCTGCTCGAGGACGATCTCGCTACCCATGCGGCGTTGCTTTCCGCATAGGCACGTGTCCCGGCCGATGACGAAGATGTGAGTCGGTTCGTCATCGTCCGCGTACCTGCGCGGGCATGTTGGCCGCGCGCCCTCACCCGTTGCGTCGGCGCCGGAAGTCGTCCATTGCGTCATCGCTCCTCCGCTACAATGTCGCGTATCTCGCTGCGGACGCGCTGAACGTCGACAAGTGGGTCCGTATTCGCGTCATCCCACGGCGCGACCGATGTGCCCGCAATAGTCGCTGAAGTATGAGACTCCCCCGAAAGACGGATAGTCATCACGCGCTTGCGGATGTCGTGCTCAACCGTCAGGCCGATGCTGCCGAGGCCGCCTTCGTCGTACTTCTGGAGTTCATCTTCGGAAACTTCAATCTCTGTGAAGCCAAGATTAAGCAGCGCGCCGGCGCATGCGATGGCGAGGCGTCTGTAGTCTCCCGCGTCGAGCTTCCGTCCTTGAGTCATCGTTTCCTCCCTCTCGCAAAGCTAGTACTCCCCGCCGATCGCCGCGAGCACCATGCTCGGCGTCGTTTTGGGCAGTGGTTTGGTTTCGCGCCCCGGCTGGTAAATCCGGTTGATCACCTGAGTGGTCTGGTCGACCTGGTCGTCGTGGCTGCCAGCCGGGAACGCCGCGTGCTCCTCGATGTAGTTGTGCACCCATTCAGCCATGTCCAGCCCGAGCGCATCGTTCCTGACCGTGCGTGTGGACACGTAGCGCGGATCCAGCCACGAACCGGAAACCTCTGCAATCTTCCGCCAGTAGCGTGCGCGCTCCAATGCGAGCCCGACCCCCGGCAGGAATACGTTTCCCGCCTCGATGATCGGCGACGCCGCATGTGCTCGCGTGATTTTGCCACCATCGGGGTCGATCGGAATCAAGCCCGGGATCTCGCGCTTTAGCGTGTCGATCACGGCGGTCCCGTTGGCTTTGTCCTCGACCAGCTTCATCGACATGCGCGGCCACGCGATGCAGACGGCTTTCATCCCGGCGAGTGTGTTGACGAAGCTCAACCGCGCGCGAATCTGGTCGAGCAGGTAGAGGTCGGCTTTCAACCGACCCCACACGCCGAACACGACGAAATCGGTTCCTTTCGTGTCCTTGAACGTGCAGTCGAGGGACAGCACGATCTGCTGGATGACGGGCGGCATCTTCTCGTAGAACTTCCACCACGTGCGCTGAAATATCCCGCCGTCCGCGACGCTCGGGTTCTGTTGATGCTGCGCCTCGTAGTCGGCCGAACCGAGATCGGTTTTGATTTCTTCCACGACCGATTCCGGGAACATGCCCGGAAAGAGCAACTCGCCGCGCTTCTGGCGCGGATCCTTCCATCCGATCGAGGTCCGCGACTGGCGCTCGGGTATGTACTCGGTCGGCAAACACAGGTGATCGTAGCCGCCGCGGCGGAGCTGCTTGCCGGCCAGGTCGTCGTGGTGCAACCGCTGCATGATGATCACGCGGCAATCGCGCTGCTTGTTGTTGAGTCGCGTGGACATCCCCTTGAACCACCAATCGGCTGCCTTCTCGCGCCGCTCCTCGATGTATCGGTGCAGCACGTTAAGCGGATCGTCGACCACCACGATGTTACCACGGTGGCCTGTCGAGCCGCCGCCAACCGTCCGCGCCAGGCGCTCACCCATCCGCGTGTTACGAAAATATCCCTTCACGTTCTGGTCGCTCGACATCTGCCAGTCGGGCGCGAACGTCTCGCGATACCAATCCGATTCCAAGAGGTTGCGACATTTGACCGAGTCGCGAATCACGAGCTCGTCATCGTACGATGTGAAGATAAAGCGCGCGCCGGGCCAGAACGTCCACACCCACGCGGGCCAGAATACGCAGACGAGCAGCGACTTCATGTGTCCGGGCGGCACGTTGACGATCAGATCTTGTAGCGCAGCGGCCAGTGCCCACGCGAGCGATTTAGGATCCTGATACGGCCCCATCGTCTTGGGCTGCGCGTGCCGCGTCACGGCTTCCAGGTGGAGCGCGATGGCGTCGACGTGCCACCCCGAAACGAACGGCGTGTCAGGTTCCAGCACGTGCCAGCCGCCTTCCACGAAAGAAGCGAGCGACACCGTCGGGTACCTGAGATCTCCGGCTTCGATTATCGGTTCGTCGTCGGTCTCCGCTTCGCTGTCGTCCTCGCCGAACACGTCGTCGAGTGCCGCAGCCCAGGGGTCGCCCGACTGCGCAACGAGATACTCCTCGAGCGACGGTCGGGAGCTCGACGAGCTAAGGACGGATGCCACGGATCTTGTTGTTGATTCGCTTAATGATGCGCGCCGCCACGGTTTCGTCGGCCACGTTGTCCCGGATCTCGCCTTCGATCACGCGCTCGGTCGCGAACAGGAACCGGCGCAACTGATCGTACGTGATCGCGTTCCGGCTCTGCATCGTGACGACGCGCTCGGCCATCCGGCTCAATCGCTCGGCGAACTCGACGGCGTTGGTGACGTCCAACTCTGTATCCGTCTCCGCGCGCTCGATGAAATCCTGCAACAGCCCGCGCACGAGCGCGATCTCGGGCAGGATGTTGAGTGGGTCCGGCTGATCTTCGTGTTGCTTCACCAGGTCGCGGATGCGCGCGGACGCGACGTTCTCGTAACGCCTGCGCATTCCGTGCACGACCTTGGTGTCGCCCCCTCCGTCGTGGAACTTGCAGCGACCGGTGCCGTTGTGCTCGGTGCGCAAACCCGCCTTGTTCCGGCAATATTTCTTGCGGCGAGGATTCCAGGCCCGGCAGTAGTAATTGGGCTCGAGCTTGCCCTTGTGCTCGGTCGGAATCTCGCGATCGTCGGGAACGTCGTCCGGTGTCGGCACTTCGGCGACCGCAGTCACTTTGCCCCCGGCATGTGCAGCCCGAAAAACGCGATTACATCGGGCAAATCCATGCGCTCGTGCTGTATCAGCTCGACTTCGTCCGCGTTGACATCGAGCACGAGGAGCCAGTTTCTATCCATGCGATACACCCAGAAATGCGCGGCGCATCGCGTGTGCGGATCGATCGCGTCCCGGTGCGCGCATTGTGGCGTCGCAGCTATCGGCCGGTCATGGATTTTGATCGGCTCGTGGTGGTACGGGCATCGTATCAACTCCTGGTGCGCCGGCGCGAATCTCCGCACGCGTAGCATGCCGTCGAGCCAGTACAAGCCGCTCGGCGCTGCTGCCTGCGACTCCGGACGTGCCGCGATTGCGCTCATGACGTCAGTGTACACCCAAGCGCGTGCGAAGTGTGAGGGTCACTTGGTTTTGGGCACTTCGTCGTAGCATCGCTGGCAGAGATGTACGTCGTCGTCGGTGTAGCGGACAGCCGGACGAGCGTAGCAGCCCTCGCAGTCGTCGAATGCACGGCGGGAGTGGTTGAAGCCCGCGCGGACTCCGCGAACGAAATGCGTCCGACTGATCTTGCGGGCCACCTCTCGCCAGAGTGCGCCGGTAATCAGCCCCGACAGGAGCATCGCCAAGCCGAATGCGAAGAACGCCGCCGTTTCACCTCCCATCGGAATCCTCTCCGGTATTGCCGAGTAGAAGAGCGATGGCGGAGTCACGCTTGCGAATGCATTTCCGGCAGAGTCGCCGGTCGTGAATGTCAGTCGGCGTCCCGCACTTCTTGCCGCTTCCGTCCCAACGAACGACCATAGGGCCGTAGCAGCCCTTAACTGCTTCCCGGAGTGCATCGAGGGCAGCCTTATCGACGAGCTCGCATTGCGCGGGGATCGGGGTTTGAGTGGACGGGACGTAGCCATTCGTCATGGCGCACGCACCACACCACAGATCGAATCCCGTTGCCGTGTGAAACGAACAGGCACGCAGTGTCGAGGCCGACGTACTTAGCGGGGCATTGGAGATCGACGCAGAATTCCCAGCGAGTGTTGAGGGTACTGTGCTATCGGGCACTGGATGGGACCTCCACGCGGACGTAGCTGTATCGCTTGGGCTTGTGCCAGCCGTTACAGACCTGATTCGGGTCGGACGCTGCTGCTGTAATGGCCATCTGTTGCTCTCGGCGGAGGCGGCGCAACGTGGGCACGAGAACGACCGTCGCAGTCCCGCCACAGAAATACAAGAATCCGCCGTCTCTCGCGTCGAACCGTGCGGGCTGCCCGTCCAGCGTGTGCATGTACATCGTGCGCGTCTTTGGCTTAGCCATTTGCCTTACCCTGGTTGGATTGAGATTGAGCGGCGATGATGGTTGTGACGGCCGCACGAACGCCCGTCAAGAATGCACGCTTGAATAAGCCGCTCGGCCCATCGTAGGATTCGGAGCAATTCTCCGCCCATGCAGGCGAGGGGTCAGGTGCTTCGATCATGCGAAGATTGGCGATAATCGTTTGATCCCGCTCCCGTTCTGCGCTCTCTAGACGGGAGCGAAGGGCGGTGACTTCGGCTTGTAGCCGTGCTACAAATTCGCCGGAGAACCAAACACCATTAGCGTCTCGCGTCGCGGTCAACTCTGCTATCTCTCTGGCCTGTGAGTCGATACGGTCAAGCATTGCGCGCTCCTGCGGATGCACGCCCACCTTCATAGCGCCCATATCGACGAGCCAGCGTAGCGATCCGTTGAGCCATCCGTGCGTGTAGGTCACGCCACCGACTGATACAGGCCCGCGTTCCGTAGCCTCGGTTATCTCAGCCATTTGTACTCTCGGTAGATGGGTTGGACGTGATGATTATCTCGCGATCGCGGCGCACCCTGCTGCCCTTCCACTCCACGTTGCAACAGTCACGATGCCAGCCGGGGTGTCCAGTCTCTTGCACGCAGCGCCAACCACCGGCAGGCCCCTCGCTTCGAGTCGCACGACATTGTTCAGGGTTGAGGGCTGCGGTGCCCGTCCCGTATTGCGCAGCGTGCTTTGCCATTCCGTTGTCTATCGCCTCGCGCAACGAAAGCCCTTCCGCGAGACCGCCGAAGTCCCACTCCAGCGTGTACCAGTAGCCGTCTCGGTCGGTTGACGTTCCGTCGTCAGTGTGACGTGCTCCACACTTAATCACCCAGTCCAGCCGTTTGCTATCTGCTTCTGCTTTTGAGAGAGCGGAGAGGATGGTACGGATGGAAGCGCCGATTTCGCGATCATAGCCGACGGAGAGGCTGTAATCTTCCGCAACCTGGCCCAGCCTCGCTTTCGCTGCTTCTACCTGTTCAGGCG